AACAGATTAACCCTGTATCAATCCGCAACTGCTGGCAAGGATGACCAAGCTAAGATTGAGGCTCACATCTGCTGGTGAGTTGGAGCGGCATAACGGATTCGAACCGTTGACATCTAACTTGGAAGGATAGCGCTCTACCATCTGAGCTAATGCCGCATTGTTAACTTATTGGTGATAACTGCTCGGCAGTTGGTGCTCAAGCTTTGTATCATACTGTTTATCCTCAGTCGCAACACTTCAGCAGTTATCCCAATAAACTAAATTCAGCTTATTGGTTTTGGTGTCTGGCCACTTGAACGCCTTTCACGCCACCGCCAGAAGGCCACGTGAGGTGCGACTGATGTAGACAGCGCTATCCGGAACAGCCTGCATGGGCAACCCCATCCTTAGCTCAAGCAAAACACCAAACCAATAAACTAAATTGTACGCGGTAATCTGGCGAGATTGCAGTACCTTAGCGGCCTATCCTGCTTCATCCACACGCTTCTAGGTTTCTCGTTAATCCAGTTACCGCGCAAAACAAATACTACCACATCCGCACGACTTAACAACTCCGACCAGTTCTAGCGGCTTACGCGAGGGCCAGCGACTTGAACAGAACGAATCGGGAACCGCTGATGGATGAAGTAACCAGCGCAGTCATTCCAGTCATCTATTGCTGGGTGCTCCTTAAACTTCTCTGGCTCGCCTTTTTCTGTATAGCCTTGCGTTTCTAGCGCCGTCGCAAGCTCTGGGCACTTCTTGCAGTTGATCGCTATACGGTCGTGCGCCAACAGTGCGTTAAATGCGTTTATCCTGTCGCGGACATAAGGGTTTGATTCAGGTGCGTCAACCCAAAATCCAGCCTGCTTAATCATTTGAATGTCAGACGCGCTGGCATTGGTTCGCTCAGACTTACCAGACGCATCAGGATAGACGATTATGTGATTTCCTTTGTATCTGGTCAGGTTGTTTATGAAGTCCTGCGTATCGTGACTGACAAACTCATCTACAGCGATTGGCTTTGTGCCGTCAATAACCCAAACCGTTGCGCAGCATCCGCCCACGTTAAAATCCAAGCCAATGTGCAGTCGTTCACCTGGCTGGATAACCCGGTCAACATGGTGGCGCTTACGCTCGAAGAAGTGGTAAACCTTTTTGTCGTTCAGGCTGACAAACTCACCCTCGATATACATATCAGCAAGCAGCGGGTCGTAGTTTGCCCGAATGTTTGGGATGTAGTCATCCTCTAGGTACGGGTTCGAGTAGGTCGGAGCCTTAATCAGCGTGTAGCCCGTAGCTGGGTTCTTTTTCCACTTGGCGTAAACAAAGCCTTGGATACCAGCATCAGGCGTTGTAACGCATCCAATAGTATTGCCAAGCGGTGAGCGCTGGCGGTTACGCTCAGTTATCTTTCGCCATACCTTTTCCGCATCTTCTTTTTTTAGCGTATCCAGCTCATCCACAATGGAATCAGCCACTTCGTAGGCCACGATCCGATTCGGGTTATCATACGACCTGAATATGATTTTTCCGTAGCCGTGAACCGTAATTGAATACTCGGATTTGTTGAGCGTGGTCTTTACACCTAATCGCTCAAAAGACGCCTCGAACTCCGGCATAGCTCTCAGGCGCAACAGGTCGTAGGTAGGCATGTAGTAAGCCATGTTTAAGCCGCGACAGCTCAACATGCGAATGATTAAGCGACTTACGCCAGCCTGAGTCTTTCCGCTGCCTAGGCCTCCGATGATTGCAGGAAAAGAGTCAGGGCAGAATACAAATTCTTCCTGCGGCTCTGTTAGCGGTAAATCAATCAGCATCTTTTACGGGCTTTGTTGCGCGGATTACTTTGATTGTTATTTCTGGCGGAGCTTCTTGCGGTGGCTGCGGCTTGTCATAACCTAACAACTTCGCCTTGCTCATGGTGGCGTTAACGGCAGCAGATGATTGCACTGTCTCAGCGGATAGGGCGGCTTTACGTGCTTCTTCCAGCTCCATTAGTAGGTCTTGCAGCGTTATTCCGTGGTTTGCTCGCAGGGCTTCGCGGATTTCTTCAACCCTTAGCGATACCTTAGTGTCAGAAAGCATTTTGGAAGCGTTGACGTTTACTGATTCTGGCTTGGCTGTTGAGTTATATGCTTGGCGGTAAGCCTCGCTTGCATTGCCAAGTTGCACGTATAATTGTGCGAATTTCTCTTGTTTTGGGTTCAACTCAGCCACAGGCTTCACTCCTTAACTAACGGTACAACCGTATTGTGGGAGTATAACAAATCAGGCAGGTAAAAGAAAACCCGCACTAGGCGGGCAATGCTGGCAGCGGCATCCAATGAGTTACTTGCGAGGATGGAACGTAACTATTTGATGCAACGACTGACCAATGGTAGTCATATAGACCATCCTTTCTTCTTGCGTGCCCTATGTTTTCACCATCGCAAATAAGAACGCGCTCATCGTAATCAGGTAGTCCATCATTAACGCTAATCCAGTCACTCATCTTTCACACTCCTCAAAACATCCGCCACATCCATCTTACCCTCAGTAGCCGCAATCTCTGCGTTACGTGTAAGGCTGAATTCGGGCCGGTATCTGTAGCCGTTGTTTGCGCAGTAGTCTAGGGCTTGCTGTTTGGTCATGATTGAATCCTCATCTTTTCAACTGACATCATGCCGTAATCAAATTCACTGACTGGCGAATGACCAGAACCAAAGCTATGGCTATCAACTCTGTCGCCGCACATGCAATAATCATCAGATGCTTTTGACCTAACATGCAACGAGAACATCATGCGCTTAACATAAAATCTAACCGTGCAGAATAAAATCCATAATTGACAACAAAAGACAAGTGAAGCTATGCACGATAGCAGTAAAGTCATGCTAAAACCTCCAATAACCGATAATTCCTCTTGTGGTGAAAAACGCCACGACAATCAACCGCACCGAATCCGTAGCTTTGAGCGATGATGGATTTGCTGTTGCGGAGTTGTATTTTAATTCGCATTAGTCCACCTCAACAACAATACGACCACCAACGTCTTTGATGTGATACACGTACTTGTAGTCATTGCAAATCAGTTTGTAATTGCCAGACCATTGCGATTGCGAAGCTGCGCTGATCGACCTGCATGTGTAACCAAAAGACTTTACGACCTTAGCCAAAAGCATAGCTTGCAGGTCGTTTATGTTGCTTTCCTTAAATCCTCTTTCGATTGTTGTTGTGTTTGACGCTAATACTGGCATTGCCGCCACCAATAAAACTGATAATAATTTTTTCATAACTCACTCCACTTGTACCATTCGCCAATCTTAATCAACTTACCCTGCTCAATCAGCCTTAACGCAACTTCGCGGCTGTTAGGGCCAAGCTCGCTTAGGCGCAAGCGTCCGTTTTGGGCTTTTTGTTTTATGCGCTGATGTAGGCTCATAACTTCCTCACTCTGTCCTGATACCACTTTGCCTTTGCAATATCCTGCAACGCATCGCCTTTATCGCCAGCGCGTAATCTATATTTCAGGCTGTTTCCAATGAGGTAGCCCTTGAACTGCTCAGTCGTTAAGGTCGCTTCTATCACGTCAATTGCTTCGATACCTGGCGCAAAGTCGTAGTGCTTTGGATTGTTCACCATGTCGTAATGCTCGCCCGTGTTACCGTTTTGGCCGATAACGTCCATGCGCTGTTCGCGCTGTTCATCGTAGTGGCTCATGACAGCACCAACCACAGGAAAAAACCACGCCAGGCGATAACGGCAACGCCCAGCCACGCAATGATAGCTTCTGGTTTGTAGTTGTCTTCATCTTTGGCGCAATTCATGTCGCATGTTTTGCATTTATTCATAGCGGATACCTGCTTTTTAATCCTTGACAAATTCTTTGTTTAAAATAATTGGCTCACTTTTCTCGTAAGTGGCCACATACAAAGATTTCATTGACGCTATGGCGGCTTGCCAAGCATCAAAAACAACTCTTGTGCTGCAAATTGCGTAGCAGTCGATGTGTTCACTCCACGTTAAATCGTATTCGTTCTGTCTGGCCCACTTCTCAAACTCCGCCCGTTGTTTGTCACTCACAATCAACACTCCCTACCATTTTCAACCCATTTCTGATAATCAGCAGCCATCTTTTGGCTGTGTGCGTTTGTTGGCTTTACTTCGTCTCGCAATGATAACCCGTTCCAGATTTTAAACAGGTTATCAAAATCGCTTTCCATCTCAGCCAGCTTTTCGGCGCTTAGCGGGAATATCTCCAGCGCTTCTTTTGACCATTTTTTGCGGTTCATTTGAACTCTCTTGTTAAAATAAAAACCACTCTATCACGCCTAAAAATGCAGAGTGGTCCAATGAGTTACCACTCGAACTCGTCACGCTCGTAGAATTCTTGCCACTTGTCACCATGCGCCTTAATAAGAGCCTCAGCAGACTTCACACAAAGCATTCTGGCGGTTTCTTCCATCAGCAGCGTGATAGCCATCATGTCACCAGTTTCATGCTTGCGTAGCGCTTCTGTGAGCTTGTCAGCGTCCATCCATTCGTGTACCTGCTCCATTCTGGATTGGTAGTTGAATCGGTCATGTAGGTATTGCATGCAGCTTTGGATTTGGTCGGCTGTTGTTGCGTCAGTCATCTTTGTATCGCTCCATTAATTTAGCATCCTTCATGCCAGCACCATATCCGCGCTGAAACGTGCTTAACTGCTTTTCTTGCGCCGAATGATTATGGCCTGAGCGAACAGTTAAAATCTCCCAGCATAATTTCAACCTGTTGATTATGGTTAGTTTAAATTCCATTATTCACTTCTCCAATTCTGCAAGTAGTGCGTCTGCATATTGAACAGCATCTGTTGCGCAATCAGCAAAAGTATAAATTCCGTTATTCAAAATGCCCTGCATAGCAGCCATAGCAAACTGCTCGCGTTTTGTTAGTCCTGTATGGTTTTTATATCCCGTTGGTATCCCACCAACCATTCCAGTAACTTCCTGAAATGGCTTTGCTGGTCTGTCTGCGTTGTTTATTTTACTCACTTTCCATCCTCCACTTATTGACCAACCAATCCTACTTAAGCTGGCATCCAGTATGTGTACCAATAAATATCTATGTACTCTTTTGTGTCAGCCAAATACCAATCCATCCTGCCGTGACTGAATCTTGCTCTTACCCCATCACTTTGGCTTGTTTTGTACAAATAAACTTCCTTGCATTCAGAACCTTCTAACGTTGAAATCTTATTCATTTCCACTCTCCAATTATTGTTGACACAACCAATCCTACCACCGCTATTGGTGTGAACATATCCGACCAGTTGATAAGTTAGGCCAAAATCTTACACAGTGTAATGCCATGTAAGCACTTTGTAAGATTTGCGCTACACAATAAGTTATTGATATATATATACATACTTATAATTATTATTGTTATGTAAGGTTTTTTACCTACCATATGTATTTTTTAATTTTTACCTGTAATTTTTAGCGGGCCATTTGGCTAGATATTCACTCATATACATGTGGTTGACTCAAAATCTTACAAAAACATAAATTTTATTTATTTATCATAAGCTTGCCGTGTAGCGGACGGCTTACAAGCCCTTACATGGCTCTACATGCGTTACAGGTAGTTCGCCGAAACAACAGCAAATAAGCTTGCATATTGTAAAACATCGTTTTATCATTAATGCTGATTTATAAGCAACATGAGAGGCGAACATGGCAGAAAAAGAGCAGGAAAAATACGTATTTAAAGGCGTAAAATTAACATCTGAACAAGCAGCATTTGTTCAAAAAGTAGCTGACCGAAAGTTTGAAGGAAACTTCAGCATGGCTTTGCGCGGCATTGTTGGTGAAGCACATAGAGACTTTGAATTATGCAAGTCGCTGAGCTGATAACCAGGTGCAAGCCAATGATTGAGCCGCCTGCTTTAATGGCTGGACTGATAAGCGTTGATGAAGGCTTGCTAGATTATCAATCCACTGTTGCAGTTCCAATGCTTGATTTCCATAGTGGAAAAGTTGCGTGCGTTGTTCTAGTTGATGGCGTTCACAAATTCAGGATTGCTGCAGGAAGAACAAAGCAATGCGGCTTCCTGATTGGATGTTCTGATAAAAAATCAAGCGAAGAATTTAAGTTATTCTTCGGCTGCAACGAAGCGATTTTTTGCACCGACCTGATAACTGCTTTTGCCTTGAATAAGGTAACGAATTTACCTGTAGTGTTCAGCCTAGACCCTGCATCATTTAAATTTTCTGGCGCTGGCATGGCTTACATTAAGCAGATGTCCTACGATTCACTTTCTGCTGCATACCGTTTTTTTGGTGATGTCGATTATTACTACCCAACTGGACAAATTGAATATGACCATGGCGTGAAGTGGATCACTGCAGAGCAGGCGCAAAACATGCTGATTGACGAAGAAGGATTTATAAATTGATAACAGAAGATTTCATAAAGGCCCAGCAACACGCAAAGAAAAACGCGTTACCACTGCCAATCGCAGCCATGGACTTGCACAGCGCAAACATTAAAAACCCAATGTACTGGAAAGAGATTGATTATCTCACTGTTGACGACACTAACAAGACGCCTTGTATTATTGAGCATGGCGGCTGGCTGGCAGAGCTGGCAAAGGCAAAAGCTGCGGAGGTTATATTCCCTGAAAATAGCGCTTTCCTACATGGACTAGGTGTTTTTGCTGGTGCGATTGGCTACAAATTCCGTTATCAATACTACAGCGAGCAAAAAGCAGTTAATCTTTTTTGTGTAGCAAGCCAGCCGCCAAGTACAGGGAAAAGCTCAATATTTAGCTTTTTTAGCAAACCTTTCGCCATGGCGTTTCAGGATTTAAACAAAGAAAATGGGAAGAAAAGAGCGCGATTGGAAAAAGAACTTGATGAGCTAATCAAGGCTTTTGACGATGGCAAAGACGTTATGCTTGAGATTAACCAAACGCAGGCAGCGCTTGCTGATGTTGCTGAGGTTAAATGGTACATGGATGACGTAACGCCAGAGGCGGCGGAAAGCGTAGCAGGAAAGCAATCAGGTTACATGAATATACTATCACCAGAAGCGGACGCGATTAACGTGATACTTGGAAGCGTTTACGGTGAAGGCAAGGGAAAGGCCAACCATGGTTTGTTTTTAAAGATGTGGGATACAGAGTGGCACAGTTCCGCTCGTGTAACTCGCAATGGCTACGAGGGTGAGCTTTACGGTTCTGTGGCAGTTCTGGCTCAGGATGAAAGCATAGACACTATTTTGCGTATTGGCCAGGACAGTGGCCGAGGCATTTCAGAGCGTTTTTTACTAATGCGTGAACCAAACCTTTTCGGTAAGCGCAAAAGCTCAGCGCGTGTAAAAACCCCTGACAGCGTAGTTGGCGAAATGATTTCGTGTGCAAGAAACATTGTCAGATCGCCATCAACTGTTTTGACTTTTAGCAATAAAGCCTTTGCCATGGTAAACGAATTGACCGACCAGCTAGATGATAAAATGACAGACGGCAGAGAATACAGCAGCTCAATGATCCGAGGCGCAGCCGGAAAAGCAGACAAGCAGATTTACAAGATAGCTGCAATTATGCACGTTGCAGAAGATTGGCGCAGCGATGGTAAAAAACGCACAAAAGTTGATGATAAGCACGTAAAAAATGCAATCAGCATATTCATGGAGCTTTTGAAAACTTACTTGTCCGCAGCCGATGACATGATGATTTCTGGCATAAATACAGAGGTTAACTTTGTCGCGCAAAAGCTTGCTGAACTAAGCAAAAAGAAAATGACAAAAATAACAATCGCCAGGTTACGCGATGAAATTAGAAACCGTGGAGCCATTAAAGGCGTCAGCGGTTTGACTGAAAAAATCAAAGACAAATACTTGCCAGAACTTCAACGCAGAGGCTACATCTGCGAGCATGAAGGCACGATTTATATTAATCCGAAGCTTGCATAAGAAATAAAAACAGGAGTGTTCAATGTACGAATTAAGACCTGAATATCAACTGCCAGCGCATATTGCCACAGTTGACCATTGCAAATCATCATCAGAGCCGGCGTATCACAATATGTCAGTGGGGGCAGGTAAAACTATTAATATAGGCTTTATCTGTCAGCACGTAACGAACAGAGGCGGAAAAGTGCTGGTGCTGGCCCGTCAGGGTGAGCTTATCCAGCAAAATAGTGATGATGCGTGGTCGATTGGTGTTAAAAATTCAATATTCAGCGCCAGCCTAAACAAGTTCAGCACTGTGTTTGATTGCGTTATGGGAACTGAGGGAACGGTTGCCAATCATCTTTTAAATGCGTTTAGTCAGTGGATACCTTCGCTGATTGCGATTGACGAATGCCATATGGTTGATTGGCAGGATGTGGAGAATTGCATAAAAGCAATGCTTGCAGGAGAGGATTTTTACAGCGGCGAATTTACCCAATACGCCAAAATAATAGCGCACTTCATGCTAAAAAATCCAAAGGTGCGAATAGTTGGCTATACCGGCTCACCATATCGCGGCACTGAATCAATTAAAGGCAGCTTTTGGAAGCATCAGCTTTCAGATGTTGGTACGCTGCGACTGATAAGTTTAGGCTTCTTGGTTCCTCCTGTGTTCGGCTTTGGTGATGATGAACATCATTACAACCTTGAGGAATTTAAACCATCTGGCGGAGATGGCGCTCACGATTTCACACCGAAAGAATTGGCAGCCATGGGCCGCAAGCTGTGTAAAGAAAAAACCATGACCGAGCAAATTATGGATTTAGTGCAGCGTGAAGCGCAGAACAGGCTTGGCGTTTTAATAACGTGCGCCAGCAAAAAGCACTGCGAACAGGTTGCTGAGTGCTTGCCTGCTGGAACGTGGGGAATTGTTACCGATGACACCAGCACGAAAGCGCGTAAAGCTATTTTGGATAAAGCAAAGGCTGGCGAACTGAAATACGTTATTCAGATTTCATGTTTAACAACTGGCGTTAATGTGCCTCGGTGGGACTTTCTAGTTATCCTTCGGCGCATTGGCAGCTTAACTTTGATAACTCAGCTTGTCGGCCGTGTTCTTCGCCACCTAAAGCCAGAGCAGCAATCAGCAGGATTGGTGAAGAATGATGCTCTAGTGTGGGATTTCACAGATACATTTGAATCATTAGGAACTGTTTACGATGACCCAATGCTGACTCAAGCCATGGCGCAGCGCTCAAGCGATAAACGCGCTGACATGATTGAATGCCCGAAGTGCGCCACATTGAATAGTAAATTTGCGCGTAGATGCTCTGGCATCCATGGCGACGGCGAACGGTGCGATCACTTCTGGGTGAGCAGGATATGCGGAAATTGCCAATCAAAAAACGACACCACAGCAAAAGAGTGTCGCGTATGCCATGCGGTATTAATTGACCCTAACACAAAGCTTTTAGGTAAGGCTTACACTGATGCCGATTTTAAACCAGTAAAGCGCTTTTATGCTGCAGCAGGCAAAGGCGATAATGTGATCGTGACTTATGAATTAGATGCTGAATACTCAGACAATGGCGTGATGAAAAACGAAGTTGCCAGAGAGTTTTTCAGCCCATTCAGCACTCAGCCGCACATAAAAAATATGTGGTACAGATGGTTAATGCAACATGCACCACTGCCTGACAAGAAAAACAAAATCATGCGACCACGAACTGCAGCAGAAATAGCGGCAGCTATCAATCAGTTTGCAGAAGCGCCAACCCACATCACGCACCGGATAAACGACAAGGGTTATTCAGTAATTAACCGCAAGAAGTTTGCTAGTGCTGGCGAAGTTGTGGAGCAGGAAGGTGTAGCGACTCAGGCGTCAGCCAATGGTTAGCAGTGCCAGATCTACGGGATTTCGTGAGCTAAAGATAACACGAAACTACACCGCCATGATACCGGACAATATTATGGTTTATGGCGGTCAGTATCGCGGCGAATGTAACGGCGAGGATGCGGATTTAATCAGCTTTGTGTCATGGTTTAAATATCAATACCCGAAATACGCAGAGCTGATACTTCACATTCCAAACGAAAGCATGAAGCCTGTTTCTGGCCTTGTCATGGACAAAAAGAAAGGCGTTTTAGATGGTGCGCCTGACATATTCATAATGACTAACACGGTGCTGTGTATGGAAGCTAAGCGGCACGATTGCACAAAGTCACTTTGTGGCACAAAGTCGCGCCAACATTTTGACAGGCAGATGTCTGTGCTTTCTGGATTTGCGGATAAAGGCCACATCTGCGCTGTTTGTTTTGGCTTGCAGGCTATGAAGCAGTTTGTTTTGGATAATTTGGTAAAGCCTGAATAGTTGCAGCAATACCAAACATAATGACACATAAACAAAAATAAACCTTGCATATAGTAGCGGATTTGCTACTATTAGCCCGTCAACAACGGAGGACTTATGACAACTAAAACACAACAGGCTGAACAGCCATCAACACAAAAAAACATATACCAGCGGATTAACGCTGTTATGCAAGATATTGACTACATCAAAAAAGACAAAAAGGTTTCTGGAGGTGGAGCAAATTATAGCGCCGTAAGCCATGATCAAGTTGTAGCAATGGTTCGAGATAGCTTAGTGAAGCATGGAATTATGATTTACCCTGAACAGGTGCGATCTCAAGTGCTTGTTGCACGTGACAAGTCAAAAGACATTGCAATGATGCTTTACGAGGGTGAGTACAAAATTCACTTTGTAAACATTGATGACGGTCAAGACCGTGTAACTGTGCAGATTGTTGGTCATGCCAACGATAACGGCGATAAAGCGCCAGGTAAAGCGGTCACATACGCCACAAAGTCAGCCATCTTAAAAGTATTTGCTATTGAGACTGGCGAAAATGACGAAAGCCGCAACTACAAAGAGCCAGAAGTCATTTACGCAACGCCAGAGCAGGTTAGCAAGTTTTATGATTTGATTGCTGCAACATCATCCGATGAAACGACAGTTTTGAATCACGCTTGCTTAAACGTGCTGAAATACGGTCAGGTATACGCATTTACGCAACTGCCAGAGCAGTCAGCCAATATTGTTATTGGATTGCTTGACCAAAAATTAAAGCGCATAAGCAAAGATAGCTCGTCAGATTCAGCAGAATAAGGACGCCAAAAATGCAACTGTCAAAACAATTAATACTGGCTCAACTATCCGAGCATTCAGCGCGATTAGGCTTTGACCCGTCACTGATTGAGCAGCGTTCGCCTGAGTGGTTCAAAATGCGACTAGGCGTTATCACAGCCAGCAAAGCCAGCGACTTTCTGGCTGGAGAATCGACTGACACCTACAAAAACTATTTAGCTGAAAAAGCAGCCGAGCAGCTAACGGGTGAGTTGCCAGAAGAAATCAACGCCAAGGCTTTGCAGTGGGGTCGCGATCACGAATCAAGCGCTTACGCTGCATTTGAATTCATTACTGGTTTAACCGTGGAACAAGTGCCATTCATCTACAAAGACCTTACAGGCAGCTTTGGCTGTTCTCCTGATGGCATTTGCAGTGATGGCTCAGGACTTGAGCTTAAATGCCCTTGGTCAAGCCGCGAGTTTATTAAGTTCGTCCGAGATAACATGCCGAAGAAAGAGGAGTTCAAGCAAATTCAATTTTGCATGTGGGTGTCTGGCGCTGACTTCTGGCACGTTGCTAAGTACGATCCACGATTCAAAACAAAGCAGCTCCATAGCGTCAAGTTTGCGCGTGATGAAAAGCTAATGCGTGAGTTTGACGCAAGGGCAGAAATAGCGCTGCGCGATTTGCAGGAGATATATGAGGCGTTTAATCAATGACAAGCGAAACATTAACTACCGCAGAGGCTGCAAAAGCTCTTGGTGTTCATGTTGTCACGCTGCGGAAGTGGCGCGAAAAATCAGGAATACACCAAGGTGTTGACTTGTTAATTTTTGAAGATTGCCAAGGTTTGCTTTGGCATTATCAACACGCACGAAAAATAGCTTATTGCGCTGCATCAGTTCAGCGCTTAAAAACACTAATCGAGAGAAGGAAAAACAAATAATGGCCAGAGGCGTAAACAAAGTAATTTTAATCGGCAACTTGGGCAACGATCCTGAAGTTAGATATTTACCTACAGGCGGAGCTGTTGCGAATTTCACGATTGCGACAAGCGAGTCATGGACAGATAAAGCCACTAACGAGAAAAAAGAGCAAACCGAATGGCACCGGATTGTAATTTATCAGCGTTTAGCAGAAATCGCTGTCGAATACCTACGCAAGGGCAGCAAGGTTTATCTTGAAGGTAAGCTGAAAACCCGTAAGTGGCAAGACCAGCAAGGCGTAGAGCGTTACACAACTGAGATTGTGTGCAATGAGTTGCAGATGCTGGATGGCAAGCAGGATGGTGCAGCGCCAGCGCAGGCTAGACAAGCACAACAACCAGTCGCGCAACGTACAGTACCACAGGCAGCGCCACAACCGCAGCAAGGTTATCAGCAAATGATTGGTAAGCCGCCAGTTCAGCAATCGCCACAACAAGGCGGATTCGGTTCGCAGGACTTCGATGACGATATTCCATTTGCCCCAATCGGCTTATCGTGCCGTCGTTCATTGCACTGCATGTAAAACACATCCGACCACCTAGCATCAACAATGGTGCTAGGATTGGTTTTTTATTAAATTAGCGGGGTGAGTTATGGAAGATGATTCAATAAAATTTACTTGCAACTCAATAGCAAGCGATACGGTACTTTTTGATAACTGCAGCTTAACTGGTGTTTTGTGGATTTCAATTAATGAGGATGATGTTTCAACTCAAGTTTGCATCAATAAAATAAAAGCCGAGCAGTTGCGGGACTGGCTAACAAAGCAACTGGATAACCAACCATGACCCACCCAAAAGCCAGCATGTGCAGAGTGTGTGTGCGTAGAGATAAAGACTGCAGCAAGTTGCCATTCGACACGATGCCAGTTATTGAGCGGTATCGGGGCGGGGTTGTTGTTAGGTGTTTGGAGTTTAAGCGCAATGAAAAGACTATACCTGTGTTACCGATGCAGGCACCATAAAGGGGCTGAGTCATTCAGCGCCGGCCAATTGCCGCTTTACTGGTGCAGATGGTGCGCTGATTGCCAGAATAAGCCAATAGGTTTGCTATGAAGTCCTACTCCGTTTTGCTGCCAGGCTATAAACTGCCATTCACCTATCTAACCTCAGAGCAGCCGGATGATATTCCGGCTTGCTTGTTTGAGAGATTTCGCTGCCACCCTGTTTCTGTTGTTGCGCTTTAACTGATCCGACCAGTAAAAAACCACTTGCAACCTTCATTGCTTGCAACTATAGTTGCTTTATCGAAACGAGATATACCGGAGTAAAAGATGGCAACTCAATTAGATAAGATGCAAAAAGTTGTTGCAGATATTGGCGGTAAAATAATTTCAATCAGGAAGGTTGGCAACAAATCGAAATCTACAACATTTGACATTGAGCTGAATGGCGTTTCTTTTAGTGTTGACCCTAGCTATCCGTACACTATCCAGTCAATAAAAAGGCAAATAAATATTTCATTTGAAAATGCCGCCAGTCGCTAACTGGCAATCAACAGGAGAACAAAGTGGAAACCAAAGACCTAGCAGAATTTTACGGCGTAACCAGGCAGTCTGTTGAAAAATGGACACCTGAAAAACGCAAACAAAAAACCGTACAAGCCCTAGCCAACGCAGAGCAGCCAATCGTTGACCTGATATCGGATATAAGCAAGCTTGTGTTTATTTTTAACTGCAAGTGGTTGCATGGTGAGAAGCAGGTGAAAAATTGTCACTTATCTGCATATCACTCGCATTTAACTGTTGGTTTTTTTGCGGAAGGAAACCCCGAGCCAATAATACTGCTTGAAGCGTGGGCTTCTGATTTGAATTTTGAGCAAAAGCTTTATGAAATAAAAGACCATCTGGAGGTAATTGTTTATGGATAAGTACGATTCAACACCATTGCATAATGCGCCTTATGTGCCGTTAATAGACTGCTCACAACCAAAAACCAAACGCCAATCGAACATGGTGGCACTTGCGAGACTATTCAGTGTTTTGGTTATTGTTGGCTTTGCTGTTGGTTTGTATTGGAGACTTGCATGAACCCAATAGAAACCTTTCTGTTGTGCGTAGCTGTGATGTTGGCAACGTGGTTTGTGGCGTCAGGAGTTTACGACCTGCGCGAACAGAAGCAACAAAAGCGCATCGGCGAGCTGGAAAGAGAAAATGCAGACCTGCACTTTGAAGTTGATAGGGCTGATGCTGTTAAACGGGATTTTAATGATGAGTGTGGATGATGAACAACCTAACCGAAGCAAAAAACGAGCTGGCAACATGCCGCAATAAAGACCAGTTACACAACCGCCTGATGGACCTGTGCGAGCAGTCAGGCTTTTACTATAACCAACAGCGAGGATTTGCTTATAATGCTAGCCGGGCGCGTGAACAGCAGCGTTATGACATCGCTGAGCTGATTTTACATGCGGATAAGATGGAGGGGAGACTGTGATTATAATTGGCGATACACCTGAGCGGTTAGGCTCAGTGACAACAGCAAATGCTTTGATAATTGATGGTAAAGTTTTTACCAAAGAGCAAGTGATTGCACTACAAGCTGAGCGAGATGCTTTGGTGGCGCAGGTTGGGGCGTTAAAAAATGAACTTACTTTATCAACTGACCAAAACGATTTGCTACTAGATGAGTTTGTTAGAGTCAAGTTGTTAACAGATAACGAGGAAATACACGGGCTATGTGAAAGAGCTCATGTCAGGATGCAGCAGAAAGTATCGGTTATTGACCGTAACTTTAAGCAAGCTGAAGAAATAAAGCAGCTAAAGTCGCAGGTTGATAAGCTAAAAGAGCGCAACAGGAAACTTGACGTTGATCTAATAAGGGCGCTTTTCTACGCGCCAAGCTCACCAGTGTCCGCGCAGAAAGCGCACGAGATAGAAGTTTGGTATGGTAAGTTTAAGCAAGTTGTTTTAGCAGCTAAGGCCAAGCCATGACCCTACCAACAATAACCCATCATCTGGCTGTGCGCTGTTGTTTTGTGCGCGTGGCTGGAGTGTAAATTTGGAGAATGAAGATGGAAGATAAAATTAAATATCAAGCGCAAGAATATGCTTTTATCGCGCAGCCTAAGCCAAGATGGTTGGTAAGCGTTCCGGCCGGAGGATGCTTTGTGATTTGCTATGATAAGCTTAACTTTTGGCAGCGCATGTGGATGAAATTTATCGGTTGGGGCGTTAAAGAAAATAAATGACAATTAACTATTACAGCCTACAAAAGGCGCTGGAGCGTTTAAATGATAGAAGTATCAACAGTATTGGAGCTGGCAAAGGAGATGCAGCCGTGGAAGGTAGCAAGAATTACCGGATACACCACCGCGCAGGTGAATGCGATACTGAAAAAACACAAGCAAAAACCGGTAAATATGCAGCCGCCGCGCAAAGGCATATCGCGCATACAAGGTGAGCGCAGACAGTTATTGGTTGCCAAGATAAAGCGCATAATGGCGTACAAAGCAGAGCATAATCTTGGGACCGTGCCAGCCGTAAAAGCCATGGGTGAAAACATTCGGCCTATGTCGGTTAATTATTGGATAAGGCAGTTCAAGTTTACGGGGGAGATATGAAAATATCGGCTGAGTTTGCAGAAAAAATAAAGGTGCCAACAAGCATCCATCAAAGTGATTACTCGGGGATGAAGCGAGGCCGGTTAACTTTTATTCATTGCACTAACTGGACTGTCGGCCCGCATGTGAATTGGGTTGCAAAGTGTGAATGTGGAAGCCTTGCGTTACTCACACCGTATTCGTCCACAAAATCTTGCGGATGCTTGCGTGTTGAAAATTCAAGGAAGTTAAAGGCAGCGCTTAGCGATGAGCAAATTAGAGAAATAAGGTCAAGCAAGGAAAAGTGTATTGTGCTTGCTGCAATATACGGAGTTAGTCACTGCACCATTAGCAGTATCCGCACCGGTAGAAGATATTCGCATGTCCAATAAAAAAGCCGCAGTGGGTTAAGCTGCGGCGAAGGGTCAACATGGACAGGAGAACGTGGAGTGTTCGCCTTTATTATAGAGCTGAATTGATAGTATTTACAATAAAATCTTTTTCAGCTTTAAACTTTTCCACAAGCTCGTCGTCAATCGTTGTTTCTGTGTTGGCGGCGGCTTTCTCAAGCGCCTTGATAGTGTGCGTTACAACTAAGTCAGCGGCATACTTTGTCGCCATCCTGACCATGATAACTTTCAGTAAATTCAGTATTAATTGCATTTTGTTGCCTCATTCGTTTAAATAGTACGGATGCCACAATCCAGACTCCAACTGCGCAGCCTGACGTTTTGCGCGATTTGGTGAATCAACTTTAGCCCACTTGCTATCTAAAGCCTGTCTTGCTGCTTCGGTCCAATTTGACTCACCTATAGCAGCCCACATGCGCCTGAATCCAGCGAGCCCAGATAAGCCTAGCTGGTAAGCCATACTGACTAAAACAGCCTGTCTTGCTTCGTTGCATCTACTCCATGCGTTTGGATAAATGCCTGCAAGCTTATACTCAAGTCTAGCGATTTCCTTTTCGACAAACTCAGATTCAGCTTCTGGCGTAGTTGTCATGTCAGGTAGCGAATCACCTTTTTTGCCGACCACCCGACCATAGCCAATCGTCGGCATTCCTGCGGTGCAGTAGTAAGGCTTCGCTCGGAAGCCTTCTTCTGTTTTGATTAGGGTTGATGTGTTTACCATGCTGTGCGCCCACCTATCACTGAAAGTCTATATTTTCTGCCGAAGCTTTTCATGTTTACACCAACTGAATGCCCGTGACCCTATTTGTTTCAACAAATATGCCGCCTGCAACAAATTTAAATTCAATTATTAACCCTTGATTTATTGTGGGGGCTGTAATGGCTGATGCAAGTTTGTAAAAAGAACCAAAGGTTAGCGCACCAGCAGCGCCAAAATTATTTCTAATAAAAAATCTAAAATTGTCACCTTGTTTTGCGTTTGTTGGGTTTTCAATCTGAAAATTCACACCGCTAACTATTGTTAGTGGTATTAAATCATTGGCTGAATACTTTGAGTAGTCAACTGCAACAGATGCACCAAAAGTTAGTGGAGCCGGGAGTATCTCAGGTATCTCCATATTTGATGAAAATAAATTGCTTCCATCATCGACATATCTATAGTTGTCGGATGCAGAGTCTATTAACACATATTTTCTTCCTGAGTTTGGCGTGTAAGTTCCGAATTTTTGGAAGGCACAGCCGTCGCCAACTTTAATTACTGCGAGTTTACTTCCTGCAGCCTGAGTTAGCCTAATGTTGTTTGTGGCAAATTTATCATCTATACGATTAAACGCACTATTTCTGAATACCCCTGTGAACGGGTCGGATGCTGCTGACATATTGATCCAAACATCAGCGATACCGCCATTACCTTCAAAGTAGGTTTCAAAAGTAAACGCTGCCGCACCTTGGCCTCCGGCGTCATTTATAACAACTCCGCCACCAGAACCGCTACCACAAGCCTCAATTGACCCTCCCAAGTAGCTAATGCGTGAAGGGTTGTCAAAGCGCAAACCAATACCATCCAGCGAACTAAACGTACTGCCAACAAATGTTAAAGCGTTAGGGTTTGATGTTCCAGTGTTCTTGGCCCATAAACCAAAGCAGCCTGTTGGACCAAAACGAGATGTACATTTGTTAAATGTAGATGTTAAAACAGAGTCTAAAAGCCAGTGTCCAGCAAAGTTTTCGGTGTAAACGTCTTCAAAAAGCATGTAGGCAGAGTCCTGAATATTTAGACCGTAGCCATTAGCCACTTGGTTAACTAACGAGAAGCCTCGGTATGCGGTTAAAGCATTCGCTCCAGCAGCGGCAGCGCTTGAAACAATAACTGGAGTCGTACCTGTGTTATAGCACTGCAAGAACGTATTAGATGAACCGCCGCCATTTATCCCTATTTTATTTGTAAGGTTTTGGATGGTATTAGATATTCTGTAGAATCCCGGCAAGATGTTAATTGTGCCATAGCCGCCATTACCGTCAAAAGCCTTTGCGCACCAACCAAAGTGCTTGTAATTCTCTGAAACACCTGTGGGGTCAGCTCCAAAAACTAGAGCGTGAAACATATTACGCTGCATCGTGTAACAACCACTGCCAGCTCCCGTCCATCCCCAAAGGGTGTCGATGTCGCCCGATGTTCCACTCCATGCCGATATTGCCTCTGGTGCAATATACAAGGTATCGCCTTTAATCTTGCCATGGTCAGCTTTATTTGCTGACGGGTCATAGTTAATAGTTCCGCCACCGTATAGACCGTTAACATAAATACTGTTTATAGTTTGCGGTCTATTGGCTTTTGCGGATAAACCTTTTAATCCATTTACAAATCTAGCAGTCAAGCCGGCCTCAACCCCCCCAACCTGAACAGTGCTATCAGTGGCAGCCAAATCATTACGCAAAACGCCATCACCGACCAGCTTATAGTTAGCATCAGAGCTTGGCAAAGTGCCAGCAGTTACAACTTTTGGGAAAGTTCCATTCCAGCGCCACCAGTTACCGCTAGAGTCTTGACCTACTTGATTGGGCGAGGTGTAGGTGAATCCTGCCGCAAACGTACCAACTTGATCCCACCCTTGAGACAAAACAAAAGAATCGTATGCGGCTTGTTGTTGATTTCTAAAGGCTAAGTTTGACGCGACTAAATCATCAAATTCCTCCCTAATCTGCGAACCATCTAAAACGCTAATCCGCAAAGTGGCAAACTGACTGCTGGAAAAAACAATACGATAATCACCATCAGCAAGCGAGAAGGAATAAAAACCCTTACCATCGGTTGTAACTGGGTTTAATTTTGGTGAGCCATTGACTTCAAACAGTGATGCAAGCGTGTTGGTTTCACCGACATAAACAGTGGCTTGAACGCCAACTGCTGCGTTTCCAGTAACCAAGGATGGAAATTGGCGTATTAATGAATTACTGTATTGATACATTGATAAAACTCCAAAATAATCTGCATTAATAATACACCAAACATCACACAATCGCGCCTTTTATCTGCTCAGCATTGTTGCCTGCGGTGATAGTTATCGTGTTGCCGTTGGTGATGATTGCTGCTCCGCCGCCGCCACCGGTGGTTCCGCCACCCGCCTGACCAAGACCTCCACCCGTAAAGCCAATCAAGCCACCGTTTAAAGTGGTGCCGCCAATCCCAGGGTTATTTACCGTACCATCATTGCCAAAATTACCAATGTAAGTGCCAAAGTCACCAGCAAAGCCACCAGCGCCACCGACAAAGCCCTGACCGCCTCCGCCTCCGCCGCCTGTGTATGATTCCGGTTCGTCGCAATAACCAAAACCGCCTTGACCGCCTCCGCCACCGCCAGCAATCAATCCAAAGCTGTTATCTATAGTAACCTCAGTGGTAAATTCAGCCGCCGGTCCGCCGTCTTGACCGCCAGTGCCGCTGATTGAAACGCAGCCGGTTCCGGGCTCAAATTGAGTATTTGCGCCCCTACCACCATCACCACCCTTGCCGAATAGTTGACCCTGAATTATCAATTTAAGGGTGGAGCCAGCGCCAAACGTGCCCTGCCTGAATCCAGCGGTTAAATGCGAAGTTGAACCGAATACAGCGCCAGAGTTAATAACAACAATGTACTCTTTATCTGTAGCGCTGAAATCAAAGTTATCAGACAGGACATAATCAAGGTATTCACCTGCATCAATGTAGTAGTCGGCGTTTGGAGGAATGTTAGCTTGATAAGATATGCCTTCGACAGTCCACTTATCAGCCCTGCGTGAAGCGACTACGGACGTACACTGACAGGTTAATATTTGTGGTTCAAATGCACCATTGCAAAACACCTTGGCCGGAGTGATGCAGTTAAACACTGAACCAACCCACATGCGCTGACTGTTTTCAAGCAAGCCGATATACTTTGAATCGACTTCAAACTTTACCCGCCTTGGTATCTGACTAAACCGCGCCACGTTACGCTGTGCGATACCAGTAGCAATCTGATTGCCGTTGACTGTGTTTGGTAACCATCTTGATAAAACCTCTTTACCGTCAGACTTAACGCCCAATCTCTCCGGCAATTCTTCCAGAATGGCAGCAACTCTAAATGATTTAGTCCAGTTGCTATCCTCTGTTTTGGAGTAATCCTTTGGTGCCCACCTTACCAGCTGGCGCGTGACCAGCTTGTCAAAATCATTTGGCGCGTCGAATGTGCCGACTTCGTAATGCTCTATGCTGTCAAAAGTGATCACCGGATTGTCAAAGTTTGGTGAGTCAATAATGGTTATTTCACGCAAAACAACATCAACATACATAGTTAAGCCAGCAATCTGTATTAGCTCGTTGACAGTCTTTTTAACTTCAGTTTCTTTTACAATTATGTTTGTCAACGTGTAATTACTGAGCGAGCCGGTTTTTAATGCGTTCCACTTTGCGGTAGGGATGTAGCTATTGTCGATGTCGGTGTAATTTCTTATTTGATCGTCCAGCGCGTCCATAATGTTTGCATTATTGTAGGCAATAGCCTTTTGCACCGTGGCATTAATCGCATGACTTGACGCAACAGTGCCGTATTCTGCGCGGGTAATACCCATGACCACCGGAGCTACGCCAGTCGCGCTAGTCACTGTGTACGCCATGTACTCGTTGCCGATAGCCAGATAGCCAGTTGCAGCATTAGCTCCGAACTTGGCCTCAATATCAGCAGTAGACAAGCCAGATTCAAGGTTTACTGTGATGCTGGTTGCTACGGTATCAATCGCAGCGTTTAACGTGCCATTGGTCGTTTCAGGAGCCTTTGCGTTGATGCCGTTAGTTAGAGCCAAAACGTCCACAAGGTCAAAGTCTACTTTTCCGGATAGTGTTGGCCCTTGGTATTGGTCGACGATGTAGTGCTCGGTTTGAAAGTTCGCCTCGTCGTAAACGCCTGCATCAGTCAGATAGCCACGACGGATGCGAGCTGGACGGTTTTTGACAAAGTTTCTGGCAAACAGCTTGGCAAAGTGTGAACCTTCCACCCTGCGGTCAGCATACAGCCCCTGAACCTCGTAAGCATCATTCGTTTCAAAGTCGTCAATGTCGATTGTGGCCGTAGCTCGAAAGCCAATGTCAATGCCCGGGTTCGCTTTTGGCGGATTACTCTTTGCGCTGCGCAGGTTTGGAAAGCAATCAAGATTGGCAATGTATTGGTCGCTATAGCGATACGTCCGCACTGAGCCAGCAAGCCATGCGCGAACATCATTAGTGGTCTTTGGCGTGCCGTAGCTGTTAGGGTTTGCGGCAAACTCTGCATCAAGCGAAGGGTCGTTGATGTCTAGGTCAATCTCAAATATGGTACAGGCTATGCGGCCCGATTGTCGTTTGATGTCGTTGAATGCCATGGTTTAGCCCTGATGGTTTTGGTTAGTATAGCGTAACTGGTCGGATTTGTTGATAGTCGAATTGTGATACAATAAAGGCGCGGCTAGATTAGCTATCGAAAGCAAGTTGCACCCGAGACTTGTTGCCGCCACGCTATTTCGGGATTATCTGAGGGTGGATAAAATGAACATACTTTCTTTGTTTGATGGAATGAGCTGCGGCAGGATTGCAGCTGAACGCGCAGGATTGCCAGTTACAAACTACTACGCCAGCGAAGTGGATAAACACGCAATTAAGGTATCACAAACCAACTGGCCTGACATTATCCATTTAGGTGACGTTACTAAGTGGAAAGAATGGCCTATTGATTGGGCTAGTATCGACTTGCTGATAGGTGGCAGCCCTTGCCAGGGGTTTAGTTTTGCAGGCAAGCAATTGGCATTTGATGATCCTCGTAGCGCTTTGTTTTTTGTCTACGTGGATATTCTGAATCATATTCGCAGCGTGAATCCTAAAGTTAAGTTCATGCTTGAAAACGTGAAGATGAAAAACGAACATTTGCAAGTTATAACCGAATATTTAGGTGTTGAACCTGTTTTTATTAATTCAAACTTAGTTAGCGCACAAAACAGACAGCGTTATTATTGGTGTAATTGGAGCGTAATAGCACCTCTAAATAGAGAGGTTTATGTTCGCGACATACTGGATATAAGTGCCAATAATTACGATGTAAAAACTGTTGTTTTTAACAATAGAGTTAAGGGCGTGACAGAGAATGATAGGGGTTACCGATATAACAAAGGGGATAAAGCAAAAAGCGGTATTAGCGAACTAGGCAGAATACTAAAACCAAGCGCTAAGTTTACAGATGCACTAACAACGTCTCACTCGCCAAAGATAGCGCTGAATAGTGACACCAGCAAGCTCAACTACAGAGAACTCAACGTGGTTGAATGCGAGCGGATACAGACAGTACCGGATGGGTATACGAAATGCCTAAGCCCTTCGCAAGCTAAAAAAGCATTAGGCAACGGATGGACTGTTGACGTTATCGCGCACATATTTCGGCAGATGCTTAAACCACCCCATCAACAGTAAGCTGCACGGATGAAAAATAAGGGGTGTCAAAACGTGGCACTCCCTGCCTCCAATGCCCATGAACAACGGCGGCAGGCATGTCCTTTTGATTAAATCCAACGAAGATAGGCTTCCCCTTGGCCGCCTCACGAAAAGCCGACCACTGGTTGTCCAGAAAGTCATACGGCAAGTAGTTAAACTGCATAACCTCGGTCGAACCGCGTCGTTCAATAGTCGAAGCGCCAAAGTTTAGCGCCTGAGTTTGGCTTACGCTCACATCGTCATTGTCTGACCATCTTGCAGGTTGATAACCCACGGCAGGGCAAGACGGCATTTGCAGTGCGGTTCCGAAAGCTGCCTCACCGACATACAAAGTGGCTGTTGACGTAAACACAAAACGCACCTTGTCAGTGCTAACGGATGGAAACACACGCATAACTGGCCGCCCGTCTTTATTGCTGAATAAATCGCATTGCAGGACGTATGCCGAGCCATTCCACGTATAAAATTTGCAGGTAACACCACCGGATAGCCAGTTGACGCCAGCAAGCGCTACGCAATTAATCTGGTCTGGCACAATGGTTAAATCAATCGTATTAGTTCCGGCTGCACGCGAATAAAACACGTTAGTCATCCAGTCGTGCAGTCGTCCAACATCGCCGCCAGCCGTTACCGTAGCGCCTGACATCAGGTTTTGATACATGATGTATGACTGAGGTGTATCAGCGCCCCCTATGACTAATGTGTCACCGCCTAAGTAGTATTGACCTGCTTGCATTAGCCTTCGCCTCTAATTCTGTTCGCGTCGCTTATCTTGTCGAGTATTGTAGCAACAAATCGAGTAGACACCATACCATCTTGATTGCGCAGCTCGTCGCGTATTTCGTCAAGCCCGACAATCTCCAAGGTTTGCACGTTTGGTGCGGATTGTGGCGTTGTTGGCAAAGTAGCTGGCGACGATGATATAGATGTAGACCCGCCACCAGCGCTAACTCGGCCGCCTCCACCGCCGATAGCACCAGCCACACCAGTTGCCAGTATTGCAGCAGCAGACACTTTACCAGCGGTTATCTGCGCCAGCGCGATTGGCTCACTGAATGGGTAAGGTATTGTTGCCCTTGCTAACATTGCAGCAGTTAAGCCGCTTGTATATGCCTGCGCAGCCTGTATTCCTTTCAGTGCAATAAATAAAGCTTTTTGCAGTCCAGAACCTTGCTTGGCAAAAGATGCAATCCCATTAAGCGCTGCCGATGCTGCGCCTAGCTGAATATCTTGCAATTGCTGTGCGTATTGAGCTTGAGTAGCTAGAGCGTCTAAATCTGCCTGCTGTTTCTGCTCTGCGTAGCTTAACGCAATAGCTGCCATTTGAGCTTGAAACGCATCCTCTGCTTCAAGTATTTGCTGGTCAGTAATAGTCTTTTCAGCAAGCAATAAATCCCTTTCGCTGATAGCCTTTTGAATCTTGCTTGCTGTCTGCAAATCAAGCTGCGCCTGCTCTTGACTGATAAATCCTTGACGAATTCCTTGCTGTAATGTCAGCTCAGAGCCTAGAGTTTGAGTTTCTAGTTTTAACGCTGCAATGCGTTGGTTTATTCTGGCTGTTGCTTCTTCACTTTGTCCTGATGATGAATCGCCATTCAACGCATCAAAGAATTCGCTCAACTCCTGCTCTGATTGTGCAATCCGCTTTATTTGTTCTTCTGCCGCTTTTGCTTGCTGCTCAAGGTTGAAAAGCTCGGTGATTACACTCCTTATAGCTGGCGGCAAATCATTAGCCGTTTCAAGACCAAGCGAAAAAGCAGTTGCCAACAGCGTAGCTGCAAGCTCCCCCTGATTCAGTTCGGTTCTTGTTACTGCCAGCTTCTGATTTAACTCATCCAGCAATGTTGCAGATGTTTCTGTTCCAGTCTGCAATACGTCATTCAGATTTTTCTGAGCATTAGTCAGAAACTCAGCAGATTCAGCCGCAGTTCTGGCTTTACTAAAAAATTCTGACAGGTTACCAACCAGTTTGACTAATTCTGCATTGCCAGTCTTGCCATTAAGGGCAAGCTCTGAAAGCCTATTTTGCAAAGCGGCAAAGTTTTCAACGCTTGGCACTTTTTGAGCCTGAGCAATCAATCCTCCAATCTCTAAACCGAGTGTTAATGCTGCTTCACCAGTTGCGCCGAACTGCTCTCCAAGCTCTCTGAATGCCCTGCGTGTTGCTGGGATAAAGCCAACTAGACTTGCTGCTCCATCTTCTAGCTGCTGAATGGCAAAGTCCAAACCAGATATGTCAAAGGCTTCTCTGATGCCCGCAGCAGCTTCTCTGGCTGCGTCTCTGGTATCAATTAAAGCTGATGCAATCTTTAGTCGAGCAGCAACGTCACTTTGCTGTGCAAGTCTGCGAATTTCTTCGGTTAATACGGATATGCCGGAGTCAGTGATTAAAACTGTATTACTCAAACGTTCAAGCGCTGTGTCGAGCCTATCAACAGCAGTTTCTGACTCAAGCAGTGATGGTGCAAATACGGAAGCGATGGCAGCACCTACGGCGATAATAGCACCAACCACAGCACCGGTCGGGCCGAATGCTGATGCAATCTGTGAGCCTTGTTGACCAAGTATGACAAATGCGCTTGCTCCGGCTTGGGCCTGTACTGCAATATCCTGCAATTGAAAGCCAAGATTACCAGCCGTGTTTCTAAGCTGACTCATGCTTGAGTTTGTTTGCTGAACCGCTCTTGACACGCCTTGCGCCACAGGAGTCAGTTTAGGCAGTGTTGATGTTGATAAACCTAAAAGCTCAGCGTTTAAAGCATCGGCAGACGCGCCAGCAGAGCGCATGGAGCTATCAATGCTATCAATCTGCTTTTCTGCATTGCCAGCTTCTAGCTTGATTCTAATAATGCGATCCATTATTTACCGCCCTTGCTTTTCATCCGCTCCAAATCCTTGCGCTCTTTCTCGTTAACCAACTCAATCAACGTATCGTCAAGCGCCTGAATGCAGCGAATAGCTAAATCTGATTCATAGCTAATTGTATCAGCAAGTTTCTGCATTGTCGCATATGGTATGCGGTTTCTGTCTACGGCTTCTCTGCGCCCGGCATAAAACGCGCTTAGTAATTCCTGCTGCGTATGAGTCAATTTATTGGCGTCAAGCTCTTGGCGCATTTGTTCGGCCATGTTCGTGCCTGATATGGCATCGAGTCGCACGGCTGCTTTGTAGTCACTATCCGTAATGCCGCCGTTAAAGTTGGCGGTTAAGGCTTTTTTAGTGCTTCAATGTCCTCGTCTGATTGCTCGTAAAGGTAGTTGCTGAATATGCGTGATGCGTTGTCAAGTATGATGTTAATGTTCAGGAAATACTCTGGATTGAGAAAAACCTTTCTGGCATTTTCTATGCTGTATGTTAGCTCGGTTCCATCAACATTTCTGACATTGCGCCAGCCTGTAACAAGGTATTCAATCAGCATGTGCGCCCTGAGTAGGTCATCATCTGTTTCGGCGTATTTATGGAATGGCCCGAAAAGCTCTTGGCTCAGCTTCTTTTCAAACTTTTTGTATTCAGGCGTGCCATGTCTGCGAACGAAGAAGTCTGCCTCCCCAACTGGGATTGGTGCGCCATTTTTTTGCAGCTCAAGGTCTTCTCTATACTCGGATAATCTCATAGTCACCACTGGTCGGAGTTGTTGTTTGGTAATTGTATGGTAGATTTAAGCGGTCAACAACAAATAGGGGAATATTGTGAAGCAAAAACAAATAAACTACGATGCAGATAAAGCATTTGGCAGGATTGCATTATTGCTTAAGCGGTTTGATGAAATAGACACGTCAGATAAGCTATTGGGCTGCTTGCAATCTTTAGCTATGGAATTTTGCTATGGGCAGCAGTGCGAAAACGCAAACCAAAAGCCGTGCCCGCCTCAGCTTGATTCTTTGCCAAGCGTAATTTCTGCAATCAACAAAGAGATTGCTTATCAGGATAAAAAGTGGGGCAAAGAACACAATCGAAGCCAGACAGTTGAAGGTCACCTACTAATTATGCGGAAAGAACTGCAAGAAGCTGAAGATGGATGGATTAGAAACGCATCAGGAAGAAACTCCGTTGAAATGGAGCTGGTTCAGGTTGTGGCTGTTGGTGTTCAAGCCTTGAATAACATTGTTACAAGCGGAAAAACTCTTTATTAAAAAGGGCGCATAAAGCGCCCCTCCTTCTAGCTCCAATTCCGAAAAACAGCAATCGAATAACCAAGCGACGCAGATTTCTCAGCCGTTAGCGTAAACTCGTTGTTACTGATTACGTTCTGCCCGTCGCCGGCATCCCAAGCCGTGACCACAGTCTGCGGAATAACAATCACCGTCCGGTCAGCGCCACCATGCGACAATTCAACAGCAAAGCCGATGCGAGTGGCATTATCGAAGTAATCACGAATAACCATGCTGTTTGCCACGCTTGAACGCGACACGCCTTCAACAGTAATCACCGGATTCGAGCCGCGCACGTATCTATCGCCACAGCCCGCAGCCTGGTCGCGCTGGTTTTCGTTGCTGATGCTGATGGTCGCTGATTTCAGTTCGCACAGTGCTGTAACGTCATTCAGATACCAGTTTGCTACGTTCTGCACTGCTGACAATGGCGCGTCAGTTGTAGCTGCTGCGTCTGTTTGTCCTGAGATTGCACCAGTGCCGTCGAGCTTGCGTGCAAACTGGATTGTTTGGCTGCCAGTGATAATGCCTGACTCGCCAATTTCAACGCTGAACGCATTGATTAAGCCGTCAACAAAGGTTTGATAGTCAATATCATTAACTTTTGATTGGTCAATGACGCGATTCTGGCCGCTGAAATAAGTAGGCAGGTTAGCATTTGCAGTCTTGAATGACTTTACCGTCACCGATGCAGAAGCGGAAACAACTGCAGCAGGCGCTGGATAAGTGCTGATAGTGTCAGCGTCAGCCTTTGCTGTTACTCGGTAAGTACGGTTCAGAGCCGTGTTGACAAAGCCAGTCACAAAGATAAAGTCATCAACCGCAATATCTGTAAAGCTTGCATCTGTCGAAGTAAATCCTGTAACTGTTGACGCAATAGTCGCGCTGGTTTCTGTCACCTGAGTTTCAGCGCCATAGATAGCAGCGAACAAGCGGCTAATCTTTTGCTTGGTCAGTTCAAAGCTGATTTCACCCGTTGATTCGCGCCCGTCCTGAACTTGCTGTGACGGGTTAAAATCAAGGCTTACCTCTGCACTCGTTGTGTATGACGGCACCGACTTGATGCGGCCATCCGTGCGGCGCTCTGGCTGCCACACTGGGTTCGCATTAATAGAGCCTTGCGCTGTTTGCTCGGACAGATAAACCGCCCAATCTCCGCCAGATAATTGACGGTCTGTAACTGTAGTTGGCATTTAAAAGCCCTCGCAATAAAAGTTGATGTTAATTTGATACCCAAGCCAAGGATCATCTTCGATTTTAGCAGTTGCCGCCTCAAAAGTCTTTACTGGCTCGAATTCGGTATTTTCAAACAGATTAATGAAGTGTTCGCGTATAGCTTGGCTTGTGTTGGTGCCGCTGCCTTTTTTAGTGAACACGTCAACACTGATTAATCCATTACGCCGGATCCATGTGCCGCCACCGTTGCCGCTGTTGATGCTGTCTAGCCAGTTGATGGTAAGGCGCACCCACGGCTCACCACCTGCGCTTTCTAGTGGAATGCTAGTTACCCTATCCAGCATTTCTTTATTTGGCAACACATAGCCTTTTACTGCCGCTGGAATGTTGGCAACTAGCCTTGCTATGATTGCATCTTCTGCCGCTGTGGTGGATTTGTTAGCCATTAAAATGTCCTGTTAACCGCTTCTGAGATTGACTGCTCGACGAATTTAGCTGGAGCCTGCAGGCTGTAGCCATCATTCAATCGCCCGATGTACGGCTGATTGTTCACTATCCATAAATCAGGCAGTGCGTTGTTAGGGTACTGGCCGATAATCACCAAGCCTTTTGCTTGTGCGTCACTAGCTGACTGAGCGGCACCCACAGATGTTAACGGTCGCTCAGTTGGCGCATTACTAATGCCCAGCAGCCAGCTTGACGTTGCAAGCCCTGTGTCCTTTGGCGTTTTCAGCGTAACACCCTGCAGCACAACAAAAGCCGTCTTTCGCACGTCTTGCGCTATCTCACCTATCAGGTCTGACTTTATGCTTAGCGTGCGTTCAAAGTTCATTAGAGATACCTGCAAACGAGTTTGACCGCTGCATTGGCAGAGTCAGTGCCTTTAGCCACTATCTGCACTGGTTTGCTATTAAACGTGCATTGGTCGTTAATTCGCGGCTCAAAGTATGCCCCCGATGTCGGCGTTGTGCGAGGGTTCAGCACTAGATTAAAATCGCCTACTTGAATCAGTTGATTTCGAAACTGGCTATCTTTAAGCGCCGATGGTATTGCGCCGATGGTGAATGATTGACCTGCAGCATACGTTTCTGTCACTGGGTTGAATGCGCCGTTGCGAGTTGCAGAGAATAGCTTTTTAAACGCCGTGAATTCGTCGTTTATTAGCTCATCGGCTAGGGTTTGGAATTCGCTTGGTAGTGTTGGCATTATGTCACCTGCAGCCAGAACGCTAATCGCCACAAGACAAAACGCAAAGCTTTTTTATTTGGTCTGTCAGGGTGATGTATTAATTTAATTGATATAAGACCGCAATCGAAGCCATCCCAATCTTTAGATATTGCAACTTTGTAGTATTTACCAAAAATAAATCCATCTGTAGTATTAGCCATTATGTTTTCATAATCCCCATCCCACCAACAGTAAAAGGACGCAGCAGGTTTGTCAGCTCCGGAACTCTAGGCATATAAGTAACTTGCGAGCCAGCCACATAGCTTTTAGAAATAGAACCAACGCCGTCTAGCGTCTTGCTTTCCGACTCAACCAGTGCGCCAGTCAGTGCAGCGGCATCAAGAGCCAGTCGTCCGGCTTGTTGCAGCTCAACGGCTTTTAGTGCGCCTTTGATGATGTCAGCAACAGCTACGCAGTCGGTAGGCAGCTTCATTGCTTGCGCCCCGTCTAGCGGCTGACCTTTGAAGTTATAGTAAGTGTCGATGAAGTCAGCACTCAGAATCAGGTCAGCATCAAGTGTCAGTGCGTTTACGGTGATTCCACGCTCTGCTGCGTATGCGTTGTACGCTGTTGCGTCTGTGTATGAGTTGGTGCCGATGGTTGCTGGCATTATTTATCCCCTTGCGGCTTGCCTTCGTTGTAGTCGCCTCGCCTAAACCTTTTGACCCAAGCTATCAGTACAAACGTCCGCTCTATCCCTAGAGCTATCGTGGCGTAAGCGGTGAAGGTGTTAACCCAGTCAATGCCCCACAGGAACTCAAAAACAGGCATAAGGAAAGTGTGGGATATAAATGTAGAATCAATCGATGCTTGGTAGCCTAGAGACATGCCGCCAATCCATGTGACAAGCTTGTATTGAATGCTAGCTAGGTAGCTTGGCAGGTCAGTCGCTGCCGCCGTCATCAGTTGGGTTGCGTGCTGTTTTATGCTTAAGCTCACGTTCGCGCTCTCTATTGGACATAATCTTCCAACGATTATAAATGTAAAAGCCGATAAGTGCCAAGGCTAAAACGTCCATTAACAAGGTTTAGCCTCCATGTTGGCAATAAGTGATATAAAATCAACAGGTCTAGAGTATTGATAATCCAAGGATAGCAGATATAAAAGTAAGTTTCCGCATCAGGTGCAACAAGATAATCAACCGCTGCCAGCCAGTTTACTATCCCGATGCACAGCAAAACATGACGGATTTGTGATTTTAGGGTGATATTGGTAGTTGCTGCCGTAGAGTAAGCGCAAGCCATAAATAAAGATGCAATGAATCCATTAGGTGAGTAATAAAACAAAAGCTCCACACAAAGCTCAACACCCAGAATAAAAACAGCCTGCCTATTAATAAAAATGGCCGCAAAGAAAGCAGCCATTCTGATTATGTCAGTATCTGACCAGCTCATTTTTTAGATGGTCTAGTCGTGTTTGACTTTGGTTTTTGCTTGGCTTTACCCATGATGTTTCTCCCTTGGTTAATCTTCAGTATCGCTTTTCCTTGGTGGAAGTACAAGCATTCCGGCGTTGTAGATAGACTCAATCATTTCCTCTACTGAATTTTTGTCGTAGCAGAATTTCATAGCAGCCTCAATCACCTTTTCGCGTTCGGTTTTGGCTTTGATAGCCTTACAGACGGCCAATATATCCCTAGCGCAATCGGTCATATTTAAATCAACAGCGAGGTTTGAGGCATCTGACAGCGCGACAATTAAGTCGCTTATATCTGGTTGATTTTGCTTACAATCCAAACTTTCACTTACAGATTCGCAATCATGCTTATTTCCTGATATTTCGCTTACACCATCCAGATAGCTTGTGTCGGCTGGCTTGTAGCGTGGGTCGGTGATGCGGAAAGATGTTATATGATGCCATGCGGCCTCGCCAGCTACTTGATTATCTTCGCCCCACTCATTTTGAAGGAAATCATAGCGTCCATGAATCAAAACACTATCCGCCAACTCCGGCCGCTTACAATTGGTGGGATATTCTACGCCCCAACGATAGCCGTTGATGTAGCCTAGGTGTTTGGCGCAGGATTCGAATACTTCAACTTTACAAACATAACACTCAACAGGTGATTTTCTTCTATCAAGAAGCATACCTTCGACTACAGCGTAACTATGCTGCATAGTGTTGCACGGCAACTTCCCGCCCAACTCAATCACCGCATCTTTGATAGTTTTCATTGTTTTTTCTCCACGTAAAATTCTGCTCAATTCATACAAGCCATTAGCTGCTGATTCAGCGCTTGTTGCCACTTTCAGTAATTCAATTGCCGCTTTATTTATATTCATAACCCGCTCCAAAATAAAAAACCCACCAACAGCTTACACCATTAGTGGGTTTCAACAACTCCGACCAGTTTAGATTCTTGATATGTAGTTAAAAACCATTTTCATAAAATCGTGATACCCGTAAAAGTTTGGGTGAGTATAGTCAGTGTAAAAACCATCTGTAAACGCCTTTTCCTGACTGCCAAAACGATTAAACGAATCAAGACAAACCACGCTGTTTGTTTTGCATACATCTTTTATCGCATCAACATAGCCAAGCTGCATGGATAAAGGAATAACACCATTAGGACCAACCCAGTCAACTTGTGTTGGCAATCCAGTTACAAATATACAGTCTATGCCGTTTGTTTTGAAGTAACTGATTGCTGCCTGCAACTGGCTTCCGAACGTGGTTAGGTTTACGTTGAGTATCCAGTTATTTATAGCTAAATTGACAATGGTTAAATCAGGCTGCAAATGCTTAATGAATGGCAGTGCATCCCAAGGGTTTGCTAATGCTTGCACGTTTGACATGCTAGTGCCACTTCCGCCCATTTGGATGACGTCAATGCCTTTCTTTGTCGAGTCATAAGCCTGAATAGCTAAAATATAGATACTTCCAGTCACGCGAGCTATAGCCAGGTTGTGAGCGCCCACCGAGCCAGCAGAGACAGTTACAGTGCCGACAGCATTTACCGCACCTTGAACACTCACATTATTGGTTGCACCACCATCAAGTGACCACGTAAAGCTTCCGGCTAATGTGCGTACAGCGTAATGAACAACAAAGGTATCTACGCCCAACTCGGGTGTGAACGTTAAAGGGTTTGTAGTCGTGTTGTTGTGATGCGGCCTGCTGAACGTGTTAGCCAGTGTTGCGGATGACGTAGCGCCTGAAGCCCAACCTGCACCCGCAACGAACCGTGTATCCCACAGGTAGTACGCTTGAGCGTTCTGCCCACCAACACAGGAGTCAGTGTATACACTGTATCCGTTACCGCGGAACATACCAGCTAGTTGGTGTTGAGGGCCAAGCGTTCTGCTGTTGGAACCAACAGGATAGCCTGCTGAACCATCTGCACCTGAACCAGCAAACGTACTGTCGCCTAAAAGTAAAAGGTTTGCATTTCTGACATTATTTTTGCATGCCGAAGTTGCCAGTCGCCATTTTTTAAATAAATCAGGAACAAGTGGATCTTCAAGCGTGGCATCAATCAGGGCGTTTATTGCTTTACTTGCTGCTTGACTTAATCCTGACATTTCTCGCGACATAGAGCCGCCACTAACTTTATTAATAGCCATCTTTTAGCTCCGGTATTTTGCGTTAAATGCCATCTGTATCAATTAAATATCCGCCGCCTGTTGGCGTGAATTTAATCCTGCATCCTTTGGTGTAAATATTCCTTGGAGCAGTTATTGGGCTTGCCTCGTCAGGAGTGTAGTCAACACCATTCCAGTATGAAACCGCGATAGACGCGCCAACGCTTGGCACTATAAACCTGAACTCTTGGTTTTTTCCAAAATATAAAATTTGCTCATTCTCAAATCTGGACATTTTAAAACTCCCACCTAAAAAATAAACAATATAGCATATTAAGGCCTTTCCTCCCACACTAGCGCAAAGGTTCCTGTAACATCGCCTCCGATAGCTGACAGTTTCAGATGATACACCCCCGCAGGCAATCCGCGCTCAGAGCCGACAGAGCTGCCAACGCTTGACCGTTGAGCTGTTGCGCCGGCAGCCTGCAATCGAAGCACCTCCGCGACCTGACCACCTGTCACTGTGCCGCCCTTGCTAACTGCCGTCTGTCTTGCGTATGCTGGCTGCTCAGTCATGCGGTTTTTGCCCCACATTGTCACTGGAGTATAAGTTCCGCCTTCTGTACCTCCTACGATAGCCTCAAACTTTAATAAGTTGGCATCGCATTCTATAACCTGCTCCCACAGAATGAAGTTAACAGGACTTTCAAACCGATAAACCAGACTTGTGCCTGATGGTATGCTCAGTTCTTCACTGATGCGGAATTCTCGGCGCTCGAAGAAGCCTGTTTGTCCGGCATCCACAGGTAGCCTTGCTGTTGCTTCACTATTGCCAGTGAGTCGTCTTATTGATCCGTTTGGCACGTAGCTCATGCTGTCACCTCAAAAGAAAAAGCCGCTATTCAGCGGCCTTTGTTTTACGTTTTGGCTTTTCTTCCTGCTCAACTTCGGCAGGCTTAAAAGCATTGTCATAACCTTCTGGCATAAAAGCGATGTCAGCAACTTTATAGCCTTTTGCATTCCATGCCCGCTTTTCTTCGAAAGTCACAGGCATAGGTAAATAAACGTATTTCTTCTCTTGCATTGCTCACCTCTAGGTGCATACTTTCAGTATTCTTTAAGAAAGGGGCGTGTATGGATATTAATATTGTAAATGAGTTTTTGAATTATAACCCAGAAACAGGAGTGTTCAAATGGAAAATACGCACTAGCAACAGAATAAAAGTTGGTGATGAGGCTGGGGTGGTTAATAAGCTTGGCTACAGGGTTGTAACTCTGCATGGTAAGAAAGAGTATTGTCACAGGTTGGCGTGGTTAGTTATGAAACAAGAAATGCCAGAATGTATTGATCATATAAATGGCGATAAGCTAGATAATAGAATTTGCAACCTAAGGAATAACACAAAGGGCAAGAACAACATGAACCAGCATATATCTAGGTCAGAATTAAAACTTGGCGTTTACCACAACCGCAGTAAATCTGAAAACAAATTTAGAGCTTGCATTCAGGAAAATGGTAGGGTTTTGCATTTGGGTGTTTTTAAAACAGAAGATGATGCATTTAATGCTTATAAAAATTATAGAGAAAAGAGGGGTATTTAGCCCCTCTTTTTATCGCTCGGTTAAGCTTTTGCTTCGTCACCGATAGTCACGACGCCAGCGGTATGTTTGATGTCTGTTGCCACCTTATCCCAGTTAGTGCCAAGCGCCAGCTCGGCATCCGTTGGCGATTTACCGCCATTAGCCTCGTCCCAAGTATAACCCTTCAATCCGAGACCAAACGTGTAGTCGATCTGCATGGTTGTTTCGATACGGGTCTGACCGTTGTTAGTTTGAATGTTGCTGATTACGTCACCAGCATCATGAACCATTGCGGCAGAGTCAACCAGCGACAGGGCATATACTTTGTTTGGCGTACCAGCTACACGTAAAGCAGGGGCGTCAGTTACGATCATCGCCTTGCCTAAGATGTCAACTACGCGCACGTTCTGAGATTGGAACAGTTGCGGAGTGTTGGTCAGGTTGTCACCAATCAGCTTGTGGTAAATAGCGCCTGTCACGACAGTTGCCACCAAATCACCTGAGCGGTCGCCAAACTTAGCGTGTGCGCCGTTCATGCTGGTGTAGTTAATGCCCGCAGTTGCTGATACGTCGTTAGTTGCAGTAGCTTGGTTAGAGATTGCAGCACGTAAAGCAGCAATGGCGCTGTTTAACTGGTCAGCTAACAGGGCTTCTGCAAAGTTACGGCTGGCAACTTCAATGCCGCGAGCCGTAGGGTTTTGCAGCCAAGTCATCTGGCTAGGCTCGTAGCGGATAGGGCCAAAGCCGCCAGCCACTTTTACAGTGCTGTGCTTTAACTGTGTTAAGTCGGTAGCTGATGCTGACGCTTGAGAGGCGTAGCGGTCAACGCGACGTTGTGCAGAGTGAATGGCTGCAAAGAATGACTCTTGCAAAAAGTCACCAGTAAAGCCAGTTGTGGTCAAGCGGATTGCGCCGTTTGACGCTTGGTTGAATTTATCAATCATCTGGCCAAGCGTTTCGATAGTCGCTGGCATGATGTATTCGTTAAATACCTGCATTTGTGATAATGACATGGTGGAGCCTCGTTATTGTTTCAGTCTAAATTTTCTAGCTATAGCAGCCTCACGCTCTGCGCGAGTGCCACCCATATTGCCCTGAGCGAATGAGGTACGACCGTCACCGTTTGAGCCTTTGGCATTACCGCCGCCCTGCGTTACCAAGTCAGCTTTTAACAGTGGGCTAAGTGAATCATCTTTCATTAATTCAGCTTTGAACCCGTTTAAATCTAATGAGCTGGCACTGCCATCATCATTTAAAAACGTAACCTTTCCTGTCTCTGCGTCCACATCAATGCGCGATTGAACCAGCGCCTTGAACGCACGAGAGCCTTTTTCTGTCGCCAGTTCAGCAGCTAAATCAGAAACCAGTGCAGAGCGTTTCTCTGTTTTAATCTGGTTTTCCATGCGCTCTAATCGGGCTTCGTACTGCTTAGTTGTTTCACCTATGCGTCGCTCGGCGTCTGCTAGGATTTCGTCAACCTTGCCCTCAGACTTGAGTTTTTCTAGCGCCTTACGCTCAGCTTCGGCCTGACGTTCAGCTTGCTTTTGCTCGTACTCAGAAAGCTTGCTTGATGCTTCTTTGTACTTGCTATCTAATTCGTTCAGAGTTTGTTTAAGTTTTGCATCTTTCGCAGGTACGAACAAATCACCCTCTTGCGTAAATGCGCCACGCGCTTTCTCTGGTAAGCTTTCGTATTCTTCTTTCGTTAACATTGGCACTGCCTCTGTGGTTGTGAGCAGATACAATCTGCCCGTTAATTCAATTGTAAACCGTCAATACTTTGGCGTCAATTATTCGCCACTATCTTGCATATTTATCAGTTCTTCGGCGCTTGATACTGACCAGCCACCTTGAACTAACATTGCAACTATTTCGCTGTCAGGATACAAACCAGTCATGCGTAGATTAAGGATTGTATTCACTTGTGCATCGGTAAGCTTTGACTGTGCAAACTCTTTGTTGAGCGAAACCATAACCTGCTCCAGATTCTGCTCAATATCGTCAGGTAACCACAAACCCTCAAACATGCCGCAGTATAACAGCGCTCTAGACCATGCGGACTCAAGCTGTTCAGCAAGCGTCATCAAGCGGCTAGTCTGGTCTGTTGCGTTTATGATCGCACCTGTTGCCGTGTCGTTCACCGAGTCAACAGTGGGGAATACGCCACCCAATGCTCTCACCTTGGCTTCGTTATCTTTGAAGTAGCGCTCATAGCCTTGCACGGCAACGTCGCCGCCAGCAACGTCCATAACGCAACCTTGTGGAAGCGCGTTACCTTCAATGCCAACAGCGATATATTCGCGCCCGTTCATCTGCTTGAACAGTTCCCAATTCTGCTCAGTGAATCCGGTTGTATTGACAGTTGGAGGAATCATGCGGATGGCTTCTTTATACTCAGCACTAACACGATAACGGGCGTATGCTAAATCACAGATAGGCGCAAGATAACCCAGGTCCATTGGCAATTTGCCTGGAGTAATTTCTTCATCTGCTACGATTTCAACAGGTAGCCATTTCAAAGGCTGGCCGCTGACAGTAACGTATTCTTTTTCGCCTTCTTCGTAGTCGCTTGATGTCAAATTCTTGACTATCTTCTGCTGGTAGTAATTGCCGTTTTCGTCCAGCGCCAGAATCAAAAACGATTCTACATCTTTGCCAGTGAATGTTTCTGTATCAAACTCAAGGCTTACTTCGCGCAACATAACAAACACCAACTGCATTGCGTCATTGATGCGCTGAAAGTCCCACCATACCAGTGATTCACGGTTGTATTGTTTGATTGTGGCGCGTGGTTTTAACGCTGCGACTTCTGCTTTGCTAACCTGAGTTATGTCAACGCCTGTTAAACCTTTGTAGTCAGCAACCAGCACATGAAACTTAGCCTGCAAACAATTGCTTGCTGACGCCTCGATAGCTCCGGTTAAGCTTGTGCCGTCATTGTCTACGGATTGGCGCAGGTACTCTAATCGCTCAGGTAGTGTGATTTCTGCTGAGCTGAACTTCATCTTGCCAAGCCATGACCGCAAAGTGGACTTTGGAAACTCGTCAAACTCAGCACCAGCAAGATACTGTGCGTAACGCGCTTTTGCTGACTGGCTTGATGTATCAACCTGAGACGGATGCGGCAAGTAGTCGTATTCGGCTTCTTTGACAAATGGCGAACCCAATACAGCAGTGCGCACAGCCTTAACAAAGGGCTGCATCTTTGCGTATTCGGGATGAAAAGTTAGCGTTGGAATGGTAGCCATAATTGCCCCTTGAATTTATTTGGTCAGTATAGCGCCCAAGGGCTGATAGGGCAACTGGTCGGATTTGTTGCTGCGTGAATAGGTGATATGGTTGTGGTTGGTTAATTTTGGAGGTGGTTATGAAAAAACACAAAAAATACGGAAAGGCAAAATTTAATTCAATCAGGTTGTCAGTAAGGTATTTTGGCAGATACCGGATTTATAATGGATTCAAGCCTGACCTGTCAGCATTGCTAGCAGTCATAAACGGTGAATCAAAATGACCTACACAACCCAACAACTGCAGGCGATGAGTGATTTTGAGGTGAATAAAGGCTTAGCTCACAAGCTTGGCATGAAAACCATACCGGATGGAGCCTGCAATGAGTCTGAGGTTTATTGCGGATTCGACCAATATGGATGGGCTTATCGAGACTACTGCAACAACCCCAACGACATTATGCCGCTGGCGTTTGAGCGTAGAATTGGAATATCCACATACTTAAAATCAGACGATTGGATGGCCTTTATGTGTGACAACTCTGGAAAGTCATTTATAGACACAAACCCACTTCGCGCAATCGCGTGTCTTTTGCTGATGATGGAGGATTGATTGATGTTCTGGTTATGGTGTTTTGTGCTTATGGTAGGCTTTATAATTAGAAGCGACATGATGGTTGCCATATCAATAATCTGCATAAACATACACTATGTTGCAGATAAAATAATCAAGTGCGTAGAAAAAGCGGCCCAATAGCCGCTTTACCCACCAAGAACGCGCTTAAACAAAGCCTCGTCGCGCTCACGCAGCTCTTTTATGGTCAAACTCCGACCAGTAGCATCAACAAACCTTTCCAGCTTGTATTCGCCGGACATAAACAGCTTGGCTTTGGTTTTGCCTAAAGTGTCCTCGATAAAATACGCAGGCTGGTCACGCAACCACGTATCAACGCCGATGTTCGCATCAATCTGCCCGGGCTTGAATATGTTCGCATCAGCCTTGCCTTTGTATCTGACTTGGCTTGCTGTTTCTGGTGTAATCTTACCCTCTGCGCGTTCTTCTGCGCGTTTATCTCTGAGTGCGGTTAACCTTGCTTGCTTTTCTTCAAACAGCCGCTTAGCTTCTTCCGTATCGCGCCCACCTACTGCCGCACGTGTTGATGGTAGTTCTGTTTGGCCTTTGAGTAAAAAGATTATGCTCGTCCTGCAATTAAAATGGTAAGGCGGATAACCAATAGGGCTTTCGCCAATATCCCAGCCTTTTTTGCCATACTTGCTGCTGATACCTAAGCATCTGTTAGACGTGCGATTGTCGAAAACAACTAACGGCAATTCACGGTCAACAATATCCAGGTTATCAAGCGCCATTGCTTGCCTCGCTTGGGCCGTATAGTGAATCATCCCAGTACGCGCCAAAGTCTCAACTTCACGCCTCAGCAAACCATCAGTCACAGCCCGAATACGTTTAGCCGTTTGGCTCATGCTTTCGCGTTCGATGTAACCAGCCTTGATTGCGTTGTCGTACTCGTTTGCGTAGCTGGTGACGTTGTTAGCAACAAACTCTGACCACGTCCCGACGTTTGAGCGCGTACCAGATTGCAGGCTCATCAAAGCTTCGTCAACATAATCAGTAATGGCCTTAGCTTTCGGCACCGACAGCTCTACAGCGCCATAAGCGCCGAGCAGCTGAGCATAAAACGCAGCTTCATAGACAGCAACTTCTGAAAGCTCTTTGGTTGTTTCTGCCCATGCTTCTGTCATTGCTGCTTCGGTGGCTTTGCGGACGGCTTTGGTCAGCGTTGCAAGCTGCTTACGGCTGGTTATTTTTTCAGCGTCGAGTAGCAACAGCCTGACTTGCTTGTATAGGCTTTCCTGTGCCGGATAAAGCTTATCGTTCAGGATGCCGGATGCTAGTCGGGCTAAATATAACTCGTGACTGGCACTATCATTGATAATTGACATGGTGCTGACCTATTTCGTTTTGAATATGGTAGCACAAAAAGAGAAGCCCCGTTAAGGGGCTGTTGCTAGTATGCCTTACCACCTTCTTTTTCTCTGCTTTCGGCTTTGTGGTCTGGGCGCTTCGTATTAAATTGAAGCTTTTCAACGATAGAGCCTCCGATATCCAAATTCATTGCGCCACACAAGTCAGCTATGCGGATCATTGCGTCAGCCATTTCAACCTCAAACATGGTGCGGTGTGGTAGCTTGTCATCCATTAAGCCTTTTCGGTGACCCTCCATGCCCTCGCTGAGTTCTGAGTGTGAAAGCAAAAGCTTCTGGCAGACCACTAATTGGCCTATTAGTGCGTGCAACTCACTGCAAGGATCGTTAATAGCTTCTTTAAGGTCAATATTTGCCGCCTTGTGAAACCACCAACCTGACTCTAGACTGACACCGTGGCATACGGCGCTGAATATATTCATAGACAGCTTAAGTGTTTCGGCATTATTGGTGTCGTGTATTGTTGATATGTATTTCATTCCATTCTCCGCTCGTTGATTAATTTATTATCGACCGAACCGCCGACATGGTCAGTGCCTATGAGCGTAAATCGAAACGCTGGCT